TCGCCGGGTCCAAGCTCGACTACGAGTTGGCTGATTTCCACTCGTCGCGGCCCGGCCACGATCTTCGCTACGCCCTCGACGGCGGCAAGATGACACGGCTCGGCTGGACGCCGCCGGTGCCGCTCGCCGAGTCGCTGGAGCGCACTGTCCACTGGACGCTCGATCACCCGAACTGGCTGCTGCCGTGAGGCACTGGGACGATGACTCGGTCGATCCGTGGAGCGACCTCTACGAATCCCACCGCCGGATCCGCTGGCTGGAGAAGACCACCGACATCCTGATTCGCTTCCGCCGCACGCGTACCCGCGCGAAGGTCGCCGTCGAACTCGTCGTCGCGCTCGCGCTCGCGACGGTTCTGTTCGCCGTCTTCGGCACGGTTGGGATTGTGGTCGCCGTCACCGCGTTCTTCCTCCGCGAGCTAATGCTGACGCTGCTGATCGAGCTTCTGGTCACGGTGATCGTCAAACACGTGAAGCTGCCGTGAACCGCGACGATCTGCTTCAGCTTCTCTTCGGCGACGAGGTACCGCCGGTCTCGACGTACCGCAACATCGAGGAGAACGACGACGACAACCCCTTCATCGTCCACACGCGCGCCGTGATCGGGCTCCGCGCCCGCCGCTACGTCGTCCGCCGCGAGTTCGCGCCCGGTGCTGGCATCGGCGAGGCCGGGACCACGATCAGCACCAGCGAGATCGTCTGGATCGGCGTCGATCCCGACCATCGCGGCAAGGGCCACGCCCGGAACCTGCTCGCCGGAGCGACGGAGGAGGCGACGACCCACGCGCTCACGATCTTCATGACGACCCACGCGCCGTACGACTGCGTCCCCTTCTTCGAGCACTTCGGGTTCACCCATCCCGAGCACTCGCCGCCCGACTTCATGACGTTCGCGCTGACCGACGAGCCGTGGCCCGACGGCCGCATCATGCGCTGACCGAGTCTCATGCTACCGTCGTAGCCCGTGGCCCTCGACTACACGCTCGCCGTGCTCACCCACGGACCAGGCCGGACGATCTACCAGGTCCTCGCCTCGTTCCAGGACAAGGTGACTCCGCGTCCGTCACGGATCGCCGTCCACTGCGACGGCCCCAGACAAGCTCCCGTCCGCGCGCTCGATCTGCTCGCCGAGCAGAGCTTCGACTCGGAGCAGCGGGGCTTCTGTCGCGCGACGGGGCGGCTTTGGAAGTGGGCGTCCGACGGCGAGACCGAGTTCGTCTTCTGGCTGGAGCACGACTTCGTGTTCCTGCGACCGGTCGATCTCGAACCGCTCGCGGCGACGCTGCGCGCCGATCCGACGGTCGCCCAGATGCAGTTGATGAGGACGCCGGTCGCGCAGGCGGAGATCGCGGCTGGTGGTCTGTTCGAGATGCGTCGGGACGACTACACGCCGCGCATGTGGGTGCCCGAGCCGCCGATCACGAACGTGCCGGGCGATGTGTGTATCTGGCAGTCGCATCGCTCCTACTTCACGACGAACCCATCCCTGATGCGCTCCGAGTTCATGGCGCTCAACCCGTGGCCCGACGACGACGCGGGCCAATGCGAGGGACGCTTCAGCATCGACCTCGTCAAGCGCGGCTTCAGCTTCGGCGTCTGGGGCTCCGGCGAGCCGTGGGTGCAGCACATTGGACGCCGCGACGGCAGCGGAGGAGGCTACTGATGGAGACCGACCACTCGATGCACTTCTCGAACGACGACTTCGCCGTCTCCGTGACGATGCGGGCCGCGAACGACAACCTGGACCCTCTCTGGGCTCGCGTCGTGCTCGTGGTGATGGAGGAGCTTGGCCGACCCGGCGTCGCGCGGATTGAGTCCCCCGACGACCTAGATGATCTCCCCTCGCGTTGGCGGACGCTTCGCTTCCGGCCCGAGCGTCACGGCGAAGTCGCAGTCTCAACCGACACTGACGCCGAGATGTTGTCATCCATGTTCGGTGGCATCTCCGTCCGCGTCGGTGATCGTCTCACCTGGGGCCTCGGCCACGAGGGCGACTGCTGATGGGGATTCATGGCGACGATGTCGTCCTCACGATCCGCCGCGCGCTGAAGGAGGGGGAGACGTGCCCGACTCAGAGTGAAGTTCGGATGCACCCGAGGCCGTTCGCTGAGGGCGAGACGGCGGACAACACTTGGCGGCACCGCGACGGCAAGCTCGTGTTCGACTGCGTCGGCCGCGACTGGTTCCGGGCGTTCCGCGTCACCGTCGAGGCGATTCCAGTCAACGAGTTCAAGGGCGAGTACGGATCGGAGGAATGGGTGGTGGCCGAGTGATGGGCGGGGATAGGATGATCCGCGTCCAGCGCTCCGTCCCGTCCGGAGAGGCGCGTCCCGACGACGGCTGGCTCGTCCGAATGGGCGACAAGACGACCCTCGAAGTCACCGAACCCGGCCGTGTCACGCTCGAACTTCACGCAGGCTGGTCGGAGTCGGGGATCGCCTACTGCCGCCTCAGCTTCAAGCCGATTCGGCGCGGACTCACGAGATTCGGGAGGCGGTCGTGACATTCACGCCCGAGGTGTACGAGCAGATCCGCGAAGGCGCGCAACGCAGCGCCGCCGCCGTCGTGCCGACCGTGTACGACCTCGTGAAGCCCTCGACCGTGGTTGATGTCGGCGGCGGCGAGGGGTGGTGGGGCCGCGCCTTCTATGACCTCGGGGCTTCCGTCATGGTCGCCGACGAGACCTTCGAGGAATGGCGATTCGAGACCGACAGCGACCACCGACTCGACCTCATGCCGTGCGATCTGCTCGAACCCTCGTGGGCGGCAAGACTCGCCGACGAGCGCCTGGCGATCAGCGACACTCACGGCGGATCACCCGACTTCGACCTCGCCGTCTGCCTTGAAGTCGGCGAGCATCTACCGCCCGAGCAGGCGGAGGCGCTGGTGGAAGGACTCTGCCAACTCGCGCCCGTCGTCCTGTTCTCGGCGGCGATCCCGAACCAGGGCGGCCACGGCCACGTCAACGAGCAGTGGCCCGACTACTGGGCGACGCTGTTCGCCGACAAGGGCTACTCCTGCACCGACTTCCTCCGCTGGGAGTTCTGGAACGACGAGCGCGTCGAGCCGTGGTACCGCCAGAACATGCTCCTGTTCGGCCAGGTGGAGTTCTTCAGCGAGAAGCTCCAGCGCGTCGAGTGGCATCTCAGCCATCGCGCCGTCGTCCATCCCGACATCTACGGCTGGCGCGTCGCCGAGCGCGACCGCCTCACCAACCCATGACGACGGATTGGATCATCCTCCTCTGCCTGGCCTCGTTCGTGCTCGGCATCATCGTTGCGAGAGCGGCCCCATGAGCCGCGCCGGACGCCCACAACCGCAGCCGGACGAGGTGAAGCCGGGCGACATCCGCGTGCTCAACCCCGCCGGGAACGTGATGCCGCCCGAGGCCGAACGACAGTGGCGGGCGAACCAGGTCTTCATGGCCTGCAAGGGGAAGATCATCGGCCCTTACCGTGCGCTCTGGCCCGCTGAGAGCATCGGCGCGGCCATCGCCGAGCACTGGCTTGGCCAGGTGGAGCGGGCGCTCCAGGCGCGCGTCGTCGAGGTGCAGTCGGAATGACCGCCGTCTCCATCGTCTGCGCGTGGAAGGACATGGGCGACCCGCACCGACGGGCCGCGTTCGTGTTCACGCGCCGCTACTGGAATCACCACTTCCCGCACGCCGAGCTTGTCGTCGGGACGCCCGAGCCGTTCACGCGAGCAGCCGGACTCAACGCCGCCATCAGAGAAGCGGAGGGGGACGTGATCGTCCAGGCCGATCCTGACAGCGTCGCCCCGCTCTGGCAGATCCTCTACGCGATCACTGGCGCGAGCTTTCGGGACGGTCTCATCGTGCCCTACTCGACCTACCACTACCTCAACGAAGAGGCGACCGCACGGATGCACGCCCTCCCGTCCGGCGACCTCCCCGACGCCGTGGCCGAGGCCGACTGCCAGTTCTCGGGGAGCGGCGGCTGCGGCCCGATCACCGTCTTCTCGCGTTCGACGTGGGAGAAGGCCCACGGTTACGACGAGCGGTTCGGGCTCTGGGGCGGCGACGATGCCGCGTTCGCCTACGCCTGCCACGCCTACACCGGCAACCCAGAGCGCCGGGTCGATGGGCCACTGTTTCACTCGTGGCATCCGCGTCTCCCCGAGTCGGTTCCTGGCGGTATCGGCTACGTCGAAGGGTTCGTGCTGGCGGCCGAGTACCGCGATGCGGCGGCGGAGGGCGTTGAGGCGGTGCGCGACATGCGCGAAGGTCGCCGCCCGGAGCGCAGTGATGGGTTCACGTGGACGGGATGATCGACTTCCTCGGGATAGCCGACGACGCGATAGATGTCCACGGCGCAATGCAGAAGCGCACCGAACTCGCCGCCTTCCTCTGCCTCCTTCACAGCCACTTCGACGAGCGCTATCCGACCATCTGGGAGATCGGCACTGCGACCGGAGGAACCCTCTGGGCGCTCGCCAGCGTCTTCGGTGAAGGGTCGTGCTACGTCTCGATTGACCTCCCCGGAGGCCCGCACGGCGGCGCGCAGTGCCTCCCGGACGCCGCACTGCACGACTTGATCCGTGACGCGGGCGCAAGTGACTTCCAGGTCGTGCGCGGCAACTCGCTTACCGTGGGCATCTCCCGTCTCGGCCCCAGACCAGACCTGCTCCTGATCGACGGCGACCACTCCGAGCGAGGCGTCCGTCGGGACTGGGAACGCTACGAGGTGCTTGTCCGCCCCGGGATCATCGCGCTGCACGACATCCTGCCGCACCCGCCCGTATCTGGGGTCGAGGTTGAGCCGGTCTGGAACGAGATCGTCGCGTCGGAGCCGAACACGGTCGAGATCGTGGATCGCCGCCCGGCGTCTCACGGCGGCCAGTGGGGCGGCATCGGAGTTGTGTTCCGATGACCGAGAAGCGCTTCTGGATTCGGCGAAGCTGGACGGGTCTCTGGTGGGTCGCAGTCAATCCAGACGAAACGCTCGCTGAGTTCGACTGCTCGACGTACTACCGGGCGTGGACGCGCGACCGGCTAATCCGCAAGCTGCGGCGCAAGATCACCCCGAAGCCGTCGCCGTGGCGCGAGATCACCCACGGCGAGATCCGAGGAGCGGAGTGAGCGGCGGCGTCTGCGCGGTCATGCTCGTCAAGGACGAGGAATATGATGTCGGCGTGTCCCTTACCGAACGCTTCGAGGCGAAGATCGACCGCCACGGCCCCGAGTATCCAACGCTCGGTCGGTGCTGGCTCTGGACGGGCGCGACTGGCGCGGATGGGTACGGGCGCTTCACACCACGTTCGTACCAGTCCATCGGTGCCCACCGGCAGGCATACGAACTGGCCTACGGGCCGATCCCCGAAGGCGCAACGATTGACCACCTCTGCCGTGTGCGGAACTGCGTCAACCCGGCGCACCTCGAAGCCGTCACGAATCGCGAAAACATTCTGCGAGGCGAAGGAGCACCAGCCCGTAACTCGCGCAAGACGATCTGCGACAAGGGCCACGACCTCACGGACGACAACGTCTACAGCTATCCGGACGGTCGGCGCGGCTGCCGGATCTGCCGCCGCGACTACATCCGCGATTACATGCGGAAGCGGAGGGCGAAGTGAGCGGCGGTGTGTGCGCCGTGATGTTGTGTAAAGACGAGTCCGACATCATCGAGACCACGATCCGGCACCTGCTCTGGCACGTGGACGAGGTGATCGTTGCCGACAACATGAGCGCCGACGCTACGCCCGACATCCTTATGGCTCTCATCGAGGAGTTCGGCGAACGACTTCAGGTTCACGGCGACCTGGAGGTTGGCTACTACCAGGATCGCAAGACGACCGGGCTCGCGATGGAAGCGCTCGCGCGTGGACACCGCTGGGTCGTGCCAGTGGACGCCGACGAGATCTGGCAGCACAACGACCCGCGTGTCCGGATCAAGGACCATCTAGGCGGCTGCGGCCCCGATGTCGGCATCTTCCGCGTCCCCGTCTTCAACCACCTCTGCACCACGAGCGACGACACGTACCAGGAGAACCCGGTCAAGCGGATCCGGTGGCGTCAGCGCACATTCGGCATGTTCAAGGTGATCTGCCGGTTGCGGCCGGACCTCTACATCGAGATGGGCAACCACGGCGCGCAGACCAACGGCAAGACGCTCACCGTCGATGGCCCATTCAACGTCCGCCACTTCTCCTGGCGCAGCGAGCAGCAGTTCCTCCGCAAGATCAAGAACGGCCGCCTCGCCTACGCCGTCACGAGCCTGCCCGCAACCTATGGTGTTGGCTGGCGTTGTTACGACGGCGACTCGGACGAGCAGATCGTGGCGTCGTTCCACAATGCGTTCGAGATCCACCAGCCCCACGACGACACCACACTGATAGAAGATCCGGCACCTCTACGAGGAGGCGAGTGATGGACGAGGGCGCGCTCCAGGTGCTCCGCGAGGTCAGAGACGACATCGAGGCGGCCCTGTTCGCCGTTCAAGACCTGACCGGCAACCCGGAAGACCCGGTGGGCCGGGAGAAGGCCATCATCGCGACGAAGCTGGAGGAAGCGTTCCTCTGGTCGAAGCGCGCAATCGAGAAGGGAGGCACCAGTGAGTGAGACACCGGCAGAGCAGGCCGAGGTTGAGGCAACTCCGGAGGCACCGAGCGACGAGGAGGTCGCCGCGCGCACGGAGGCGGCGGTCGAGTCCGCCGGACAGCCGACCCCGGACGAGGAAGCACCGGGCTACGGCGAGCCGGAGCAGCCGGAGTCTGCGACGGATGAGGCTCGCCATGTCCACCCGGATGAGGGTGGCTACACGTCCGACGCCGACTCCTAAGCATGGATGCGCCAGACACCGCCGGGGACGGCGACGTGCTCGGCGGTGCTGGCGAATCGCGCGACGACGGGCCACGAGTGAACGCTGTCCGCGTCTACTGGGGCTGCACAACCTTCCACTGCGAGCGCGGTTTCCACGGCACTGAGGAAGATATGCCGCGCGAATGGACTCACTGCCCGGCCTGCGGCAGCGTGTTGACCGAGATCACCGTGACTAATCGGCTGCGTCCGACATGATCCCGTCGCCGTGGATCGCCGTCGTGCTCGCGCTCGGCACCTTCCGGATCGTCCGCCTGATCGGCTGGGACGATTGGCCGTACGCCGTCCGCGCCCGCGACTGGCTCGGCGGCCGTAACGAACGCAACCGGGGCGTCAAGGTCTTCGCCACGGACGAGCGCGGCACGCACACGCGGCCGGTCCTCGCTAAGTTCCTGGCGTGTCCGTGGTGCATCGGCTTCTGGCTGTCGTGCCTCGTTTACGTGCTCTGGCTGTTCGTGCCTACCGAGGTCTTGTACGGCCTCGCCCCGTTCGCGCTGAGCGCGGCGGTCGGCCTAATCGCAAAGAACTGGGACCCGTGACCTTCACGCGCCTCCACGACTGCGACCTGCCCGACTCACACCCGTCGAGTCTCAGCCGCCCGTTCGCGTACCAGTGCGACGTGTGCGGCGGCATCTCGTTCCACGCGGAGGAGCCGAAGGTCTGTCCCTACTGCGAGGAGGAGGAGTGAACCGCAGCGAGCGACGCCGCCAGCAGAAGCAAGAGAAGCGAATCCTCCGGACGGCGGCTACCGGTTGGACGCGCACGCTGCGGCGGTCGTGCGCGGCGTGCGGTGGCGGCCCGTCCTGGGAGATCCTTCAGCACGAGTCGTCTGTCTGGTACCTCTGCGCTTCGTGTGGCCAGGCTGCGTTCCGCGTCCCGTTCAATAGCGGCGCGTTGGCCGCTGAGTTCGTGCAGAAGATCCTCGCTGCCGAGCCTGCTTCACCGTGACCGCCGTCATCTATCTCGGCAGCGCGATCCTCTACTCCATCCTCGTCGCGTGGGGCTGGGCTAGCGCGCAAAACCGAAGCCACTACCACGCGCTCGTCATCGTGGTCACGCTCGGCGCGGCGTCGCTCTGGGTTGCATATGGGATCGCCGCATGGATCGCCGCATGAAGCCCGACACGTACATTCAGGCGATGGGCGAGGGCGGCACCCCGAGGCGCTGCCTCGTGAAGGACCGCGACCAGATCCGGGCCGAACTGATGCGGTTCGGCGAGGTCATGCTCATGAACGACATCCACGACGGCCTCGTGTTCCGGTATATACCTCGTGGGTCGGCGGAGTACGTGCTTCGCGCTGGCACCGCCAGCCCGGGCTAGGCGCTCCCCACCGCCGCAGGTCGCGACCTGCGCTCAGGCTCCCGAGGCCCCCTCGTGCCACGCTTCGCGGCGACAACCGACTTCCAGGAGGCCACCCGTGCTTCACGTTCTCAGCACCGCAGGCCGCGCGTTCCTCAGAGCGCTCGTGGCCTCGATCATCACCTACGCCGTCGGAATCGCCGCCGCTCCGAGCCTCAACAAGCTCGCCCTCTTCGGCGTCGCCGCCCTCGTCGGCGCGTTCGCGGCCGGGCTCAGAGTCATCCAGGCGTACCTGCCCGGGCTCGCGCTCGCGAAGTACCTCGGCCACCCGTACGGCGACTGGGCCGACTCCTTCCTCCAGGGCTTCGTCGCCGCGTTGATCGTGGCGCTACCCGGGATCGCGGGAGCCCCGAACCTCAGCACTGCCGGGTCGCTGGCCGTCGCGGTCATCCTCGGAGCGCTCACCGCCGGAGCCAGAGCCGTACAAGGCGTCCTGACCGTCGGCGAGCACCCCGCACCGGCCGTCGGCCTCGCCGAGCCGCCGAACCACTACTCGTACGCGCTGTCACCGCCGCCACCTGCAAAGTGAAGACGTTCTACAGCGAGGCTGTTCTAGCGGAGCTTCGGGCTCAACTCGAAGCGGCGACAGACCCTCGCGAGCGCGCACGACTGGAGAACATCCTTCGCGAAGGCCAGGGGTACGCGCTGACCGGCGACGCGCACACGCGCGAGGGAGGCGACAAACCCTCGTAGTAGCCTCGGCGGGCAAAAGCGAACAGGGAGACGAAATGGGTTGCGGATGTGGAGGCTCGGCTCAGACGGCGGCGCGCGTCCCGCGCGAGACGGTCCGGCAGCAGCCGGGCGCGTCCCAGAACGGCGGCGACGGCGGGTTCACGTGGCACGGGCCTGACCGCCCGGCAGCGGAGCCCCGGCCGACCGTGACTCGCGAGCCCGCTCGCGGGTAGCTGAATGGCCCTCTGGGGCCGGAGCCGCCCGAAAGCGGGCAACCCGAACGTAGGCGCGGGTCGCGAAGCGCTCACCGCCGCTGGCTCCCGTGTCGGCAAGACCGACGCGGACCAGATGCGGCGGCTCATCCAGCCGTGGCAGGCACGCTCGTTCTCGTACTACGACGCGCTCGGCGAGATCTGGTACGCGAGCCAGTTCTACGCCCGGATGCTGTCGTTGCTGAAGCTCTACCCGGCGAAGAAGAACGCCGAGGGCGAGTGGGAAGAGACCGACGATCCCGACGCGAAGGATCTCCTCGACCGGATTCGCGACCCGGGTGGCGGCGATGGCGACCGCGAGGGCCTGCTCTCCTCGTACGGCCGCCTGATGTTCGTCACCGGTGAGGCGTACCTGCTCTGCTCGATCAACGAGAAGACGAAGCTGGAGCAGTGGGAGATGCTGAGCACCGACGAGCTTCGCGTCCAGGGCAACACGTACGTCCGGTACCGCGCGCCGACGATGAACGCGCAGACGCTCCACGAGATCGACGACGACGACTTCGAGCCCATCGACGAGGACACGGCCGTCGTCTACCGGCTCTGGCGTCGCCATCCGCGCTACTCGATGCTCGCCGACGCGCCGATGAAGGGCGTCCTCGATCTTTGCGAGGAGCTACTGCTGCTGACGCGCGCCGTCCGCGCTCGCGCACGCTCGCGCCTCGCCGGAACGGGCATCCTCGCGATCTCGGAGGACTTCAGCCACGCGCCGGTCGAGGCGACACCGGACGAGGACGTGGACATGGACCCGTTCCTGCGCGATCTCCGTGACGCGATGCTCGCGCCGATCATGAACGAGGGTGCGGCGTCCCAGATCGTCCCCATCGTCGTCAGAGGCCCAACCGACGCCATCCAGAACGGCCTCCGCCACATCCAGATCGTTGATCCGACCCAGCTTTACCCGGAGACGGGGCTGCGCTACGAGATCATCAAGCGGATCGCGCTCGGCCTCGACATGCCGCCGGAGATCCTGCTCGGCCTGACCGACGCGAACCACTGGACGGGCTGGATCGTGGACGACCAGACGTGGAAGGCGCACGGCCAGCCAGCCGCGAACCAGCTTGTCGGCGACCTCACGACCTCGTTCTTCCTCCCGTCGCTGCGCGAGATCAACAAGCCGGACTGGGAGATGTACGCGATCCTCTACGACGCGTCCGATGTCGTGAACCATCCGGACCGCACGAAGGACGCGAAGGATCTCTACGACAAGCGCGCCATCGGCAAGACCGCGCTTCGCGAGGCGGCCGCGTTCGACGAGACCGACGCCCCGACGCAGGACGAGTTGAACGAGATGATCGGCGTCGCCGTCCGCGACGGGTCACTTGCCCTCTACGGCATCCCGTCCGTGAAGGCTGGTGGCATCGAGCCGGAGGCTGGAGTGGTCGAGTCACCGGCGGGCACCGCTGGGACGCCGGTGACCGGGCCGACGACCGGGGCCGAGGTCGAGACTGGCCCGCCCGCCGGAGGTCCGAACGGGAACGGAGGCCAGCCGGGCGAGGCTGAGGCCGGGAACCTCGAAGCCGCTGGGGCGGCTGCCCGAATCGCTGGTGCGGCCGACCTCGCTGTCATGCGCTTCCGTGAGCAGGCGGGCAACCGGATCTTGTCGTTCGCGAACCGCGATCCCGAGATCCGTGCGGAGATCGAGCGCAACCAGATCCGTGCTCGCGACATCGCTGCGTTCCTGAAGCGCGACCGCGTGCGTGCGCTCGTCGGCGACGAGACCGATCTCGTCGGCAACGCCCGCGCCGTGGTCGAGGAGACGTTCATGATGTGGGATCTGCCGGAGGCGACGCGGGTGCTGCTGCTCGACCAGATCGAACGTCACGCGCTCCGCACCCTGTACGACATGAAGCCGTCGCCGCTGCCGCCGCAGTTCCACGTCTACATCACTGGCGTCCTCGCGAAGGCTTGACCTGATGGCGGCGGTCGAACGTCGGCAACGCCCGAAGGTCAGTGCGCGCGAGCACAACGCCGTCGTGAAGGCGGCGCAGAAGCGCGTCGATGATCTGGAGCCACGGCTCGCCACGATCATCGAGACGATCCTCGCCCGTGCTGGCACGAAGGCGGCGGCGCGGTTCCAGGACAAGGCGCTCCGCCACTTCGGCGCGTCGGCGGCGAATGCGGATGTGGCCTCGACTTCGACCATGATCGCGTTGAAGCCGCGACCGGTCGAGGCCGCCGCTCTCGCTGACCCTGACGGCGACCCGCCCGAGATTTTGCATGTCACCCTCGCCTACCTCGGCGAGACCGATCAGCCGTTGCAGGAGATCGCCGACGCCCTGAAGCCCGTTGCGGCTTCGTATGCGCCTCTCTCCGGCGTTGTCGGCGGCTACGGGACGTTCGATCCGCCAGGGGTGGGAATCCTTCTGCCGGACGTGCGCGGCCTCGTAGAGACGCGTACAGCCGTCGCTGAAGCGCTCCTCGATGCGGGCATCAACTTCAGCCGCGACCACGGCTTCCTGCCTCACTTGACGGTGAACGACGGTAATGTGGGCCTAACCAATGCGAGCGCTGACGTTGGAGGAGCAAGCGGGACGACTGCTCGCGGAGGCGAGACCGGACGGCGACTGCCTGATCTGCGAGAGGAACCCGTCGGCAGCGAGCGTGCAGGTGAAGGTTTCGGGGCGACCGATTCAAGCCCATCGGATCGTCTGGATGGTGGAGAAGGGCTACCTGCCCTCGGCGGTTCACCTGCATCATCGCTGCCGGAAGGGCCGGTGTCTGAATACACGACACATGCAGGCCGTCACGAACTCGGAGCACGGTCAGATTCACAACCCGGGGCAAGCCGTGTGTTCGATCCACGGGACGCGCTACGAGCGGCGGGACAGTCGCGGTTGGGGGATCTGTCTCGCTTGCCGACGCGAAGCGACTCGGCGTTGGCGGGAGCGGCAGAAGAGGTAGGTAGCTATCCCGAATCAGCCTCCGGTGCCCCGCTCCACTTCGACTCGCTCCACATCGTCAGAGGCAACGACGAGGAGGTTGCGCTGCCGCTCGTCGGCGTGCGCGCCCTCACGGCCGCCGCGTCGTGGACGCCGCCCTACCCGGACGAACTGATCGACGTGAACGCGCTCGTCCAGCAGATCCTCGCCAAGACCGACCCTGTCCGGAGGGCGATGATCGAGCAGACGATGACTCCGGCGCTGGAGCAGGCCGGGCTTTCGTGGGACGTGTCGAATCCGTTGACCGCGCAGATGCTCGCCGTCAGCGCGAGCCAGGTGACGAACATCGCGATGACAACACGCGCGAACCTTATGAAGATCATTGGCTCGGCTTATCAGAACGGGCTCACGGTGCCGCAGACTGCCGGACTGATCCGCGACGGCATGAAGGCTGCCTCGAAGGTCAGATCGACGATGATCGCGCGCACCGAACTCGCCCGCGCCGTGAACGGCGGCTCGCTCGCCGCGACCCAACTCGTCGCGTCCGTCACCGGCCAGAAATACAACAAGGTCTGGCACACCGCGCCCGGCGCGCGCTACCCGCGCCACGAGGACTACGCCGGGCTCGACGGCCAGACCGTCCCGCAAGACGCGACGTTCGAGGTTGGCGGCGACCAGCTTCAGTTCCCGGGCGACCCGAACGGTGAGCCGGGCGAGACGATCAACTGTCGCTGCACCCTCACGTACACGGAAGCACCTGTCGCTGCCGGTCAGAGCGAGGCGGAGCAAGAGCCGGGACTCATCCAGACCATCGGCGACGACCTGAAGAACCTCGTCACGAGCGAGGCCGGGCAGGTCAGGGTGCCGTGGCCGGAGCCGGATCTCACGACCTCTAGCGTGGAGGAGGCGGCGAGGGAACTGGCCGCCGGAAAGAATGTCCGGCTCGCGCAGACCAGCGAGGTCAACACGTTCATCGACGACCTCGGCAAGATGGCCGCCGACGCGCAGAAGGCGGGCAAGGAGGCACCCAGCCTCGACCTCGGGAAGGTGTCGGTGCCGGGGACGAACCTGTTCACGCAGGACTCGCTCGGGATCCCGCGCATCGACATGCCACAGATGGCGGGCCTCCCGATCCCCGGCTCACCGGCCGAGAAGCTGCCGGGCACGATCTTCGAGGGGAAGCCGTCGCCGTGGCGTGACATCTCGGAGCCATTCTTCCAGTCGCTCCGCGACCAGGGCGTGAAGGTCGAGGAGGAGATGGTGAATCCGGAGTCACTGCGGGCCACGCAGACGGAGTTGGACGGCCCGAAGATCGCGAAGACGATGGACGAGATGGAGACCGAGGGCGCGACGCCTATCGCCAGCAACCCGGTCGTGATCTCCAGCGACAACTACATTCTCGACGGCCACCACCGCTGGGCCGCGTCCCTCGGCCGCGACTACCAAACCGGCACGGACGTGCCGCACCCGATCAAGGTCGAGCGGATCGACGAGCCGATCTCGACGCTGCTCCAGCAGGCGCGCGACTTCAGCGAGAAAATGGGGATTCCGCCGCAGTCGGCGTTCGACGCGACGAAGACGGTTGTGAAGCCGCCCGTCCCGGCCGAGGTGCCGCCGACCGTGATGGCGCAGATGCCGGATCAGTCCATCGACATCGGGATCACGCCGTTCCGGGCTGGCATCGACAACGCCGTCGGCTTCTACGACTCGGCGAAGTACCAGCAGTTCATTGAGGACGCGAAGAAATCGGCGGACGCGTACGGCGTCCATATCGACGGGATCGACAAGGTCACCGGCATCTGGGAGGGCGACACCGAGCCGTCAGTTTCGATCCACGTCAGCCCGACCGAGCCGAAGCCCGAAGACGACACCTACAAGATCCAGCATCGCGCCCCGACCGACGACGGCTACAACGCGCCGATGTACGACCTCACCCAGCACGACCTGTATCCGCGAGACATCTACTCGAAGAACATCCAGGTCGCCTACCAGCCGAAGGTCGTGCCTGCCATTCGCATCTACGGGACCGGGCAGGCGGACATGGACCAAGAAGCCTTCGACATCATCGACAAGGTCCACGGCGACCCGAGCGCGATGGTCACGATCTACCGCGCCGTCCCGGAGAACGTCACCGAGATCAACCCGGGAGACTGGGTCAGCCCGGTGAAAAAGTACGCCGAGTTGAACGGGGACGGCAACCTCGGCCAGGACCTAGAGAGTCACGTCATCTCGATGCAGGTTCCGGCCAGCCAGGTCTTCACCGACGCGAACTCCGTGCTGGAGTGGGGCTGGTCGCCACCGAACCTGGAGCGGTTCAACTTGGATGCCCGAGCGCACGCCTTCTCGGCGAACCTCGGCAAGTCGTACAACCAGGACGGCGTGCTCCTTTTCAGGGCGAGGACGCCAGCGCTCGACTACGCGCCGGAAGGCGCTGACGCGGCCCTCGATGGGTTCAAGGTCGAGTACGAGGACTACTCGTACGAGTACCCGCCACGGCCGCACCCGAGCAAGATCGGGAAACTGATGAAGGTCACCGACAAGGAGGGCAACTCCCTCGGCCACTTCGACTTCTACACGAAGCCCGAAGACCCGGACCACGTCTACATCGGTCTGCTCGCGCTCGACAAGAAGTTCGAGGGACAGGGCTACGCCCGCGCCATGCTCGCCCGTGTCTCGCGTGACCTGAAGCGCTCAGTCGTCCACGGCAACTTCTCGACTCTCGACGGCGTGCAGTTCGGGATGGGCATGGCCGCCCGCAATCCCGACTGGAATCTCCTCCAACTCAGCACCGACAAGAGCGGCAACCCCGTCTTCTGGAAGCTCGGCGACAAGATCGACGCAGATGCTCAGGCGTTCGACGCGATCCCGTTCGACCAGGTCGGCGGCGAGACACGTCCGAAACTCCAGCCGCTCATCGACTCGCTCACGATCAACGTCAAGCCCACCGGCGACGATCTGATGGCAACGTTCCGCACGGCGACGCCGCAGGACAAGGTCCTCGCAGCGATGAAGTCCGCCGGAGTTTCAGGCGGCCGGTTCACCTCCGACGGTCGCCTCCAGGTGATCGGGTCCGGCGCGGACTTCGTCAAGCAACTCACGAAGCTCGGCCACGATCTCGGCGGCTACGACGTGAAGCGCGGCACGCTCTCGATGATCGAGCGCGACACGGGCGACTACCAGAAGGCCCTCGACGAGTTCTCGCGGCCGAAGGGCGTGACCGCGACCGATGTGCCGACGGCCGACACGCCCACGGTGAAGACGGCGCGGGGCGAGGCCATCATCGCGCCCGAGTGGCCGGAGATGGACAAGCTCATCAACGCCCCGCCGCAGAAGACGTGGCTCGACAACCTCTCGGCCGCCGACAAGAAGATCCTCGACGACTGGACGCAGACCGGCTACATCGACATCAACGACTTCCTCGCGGGCAAGAAGCTCGACCCGAAGAAGTTGCAGTGGTACCGCACGAAGAAGGAAGTCGAAACGGCGGCCGACAACCTGAAACGAGTCGTCGAATCGGCCCCGCCGCTGCCGCCCGACACGACGCTCTACCGGGCCGTCAAGGCGAACGGGATCGACCCGAACCTGTCGGAGACGTACAACCAGATCGAGCAGGACATCATCGGCAAGATGGGACTCGGTAACGCGGCGCTGGCGCAGGCTCGCCTCCGTGAGACGTTCAAGGAACAGACCGACGCGCTCGCGAACTGGGCGCAGAAGAAGTATCGGGTCGGCAGCTACGTCAAGATGGGCGAGCCGGGGGAGGTCGAGTCGCTGACCACCGATGCGGCGCTCGCGTCTGGCTACGCCAACCCGTACAGGCCGGGCCTCATCTTCCGTGTCGAGAAGGCGCACACCGGCGCGCCGATCTGGCCGTACTCCTCCCACATCGGCGAGCACGAGGTTCTGGCTCCGCCCGAGACGATGTACCGGGTCAAGTCGGTCACGGTCAACCACATGGAGGATGTCTTCCCCGAAGATCATCCACTGGTGCCGGGCGACACTGGGGCCGACCGCGTCGTGGTCACCATCGAGGAGGCCCCGAAGTGCGCTACGGCTGCGGAGTCTTCGCTCGTCGCGGTGTTCAGTTACGGCGTCTCCTGCACCGATGTCGCGAAGCCCGTCCCCGACGGCATCACACACCCGACGCCGACCGTGGGCAGCGGCGACTTCTTCCCCGGCCAGCCTCGCGATATCGCTGAAGCCGCCGTCCAGCATCGCGACAAGCAGATCGCGCAATACGCCGCCGACCACCACATGACCAGCGGCGAATACAAGGCGGCAGCGAAGGAGGTCATCTCAAGCTACGTCAGGGCGCACCCACAGATCCGGATTCGTGTCACCCCCGAGACGCTGGCAGAGATCGTCAAGGACGGCCGCTACAAGACGGAGTACGAGCTTCCCGGCGTCACGCCGGAGATGGCAGCCAGCCGCGCGGAGGCGGAGCGCAATATGTTCGGGTATCCGGCGGGCGCGGACCCGGTGGAGCGCCCCGTCTACGGCTACCTCTCCGGGACGGCGGACGAGGGCGGGATTGTGCAGGAGTACGGTGACCTGATCCTCAACCTCGACCCGTCCGTGAACGCCCGCGCCACGTTCACCATCGGCGACTCGTACCGCGCCGCGATCAGAGGGGAGTTGTCGCCGTCGCTCCTCGCCGACCCGGGGATCGGATCGTGGACGGGCGACTTCGACATCGTCAAGGCATACGAATCCGGCAACCTCGAAGACATCAGCCGATACGTCGAGGTTGAGATCCACGGCGGCCTCACGAGCGCCGAGATCGGCGGCATCACTCCCGACATGGCCTTGATCCAGTCACGGGAAGACGCACGCCGCGTGCGAGAGGCCGTGGAGGCGGTCACCGAGTTGTACGCGAACAACAAGGGCACCCAGCAGGCCAGCCCGCAGACCGAGCAGGCAGGCATCCCGACCGAGCCACCGACCTCCTTCGACTTCTACAAGTCGCTGCGTGACATCGGGAAGGCGGCGAACGCCCGCCAAGGCGCACTCGCCGATCTCCTCGCTCGCGTCGGCCTCGCAGGCAAGGTTGTTGACAACTACCAGGACTTCAAGATCCTCAGCGACGTTGCGAACCTCCGCATCTGATGGCTGCCATCGTCGCTCAACAGGGAGACCACCGGTTCATGATCGACGCCGGGAAGGACGCCGACGGCCTCCAGCTTGTCCGCGTCTACGACGCGCTCATGGGCACGTACAGCGACCCGATCCTGGAAGGCTCTCTACGTGCGCTCAGCCCTGGCTGGGTTGAGCCGACGGCGGAGCGGGCCGTCCTCGACGTGGTCGAGGAGAAGGTCTCCGCGCTGCGCTACTGAGTCGAGCGATCTTCGGGCGGAGGCTGATCTCGGCCGGTCGCTTTTCGGGCGGCCTTGACCTGGTCGCCGGTCAGCAGCCACACCTCGTCGCCGCCCTCGACCACGTTCGCGTTCGGGTCGTCGGCGAGGATCTTGTCGATCTCGTCTTCAGCCATGCCTACGACGGTAGCAGTTTCGTGAGCAGTGCGAGCGTCTTCTCATCGAGACCGATCTTCACGGTCACCTCGACCTTGCCGGAGCCGTTCGCCTCGGCGGCCTCGATCAGCCGTAGCCGCTCATCCTTCAACTCGTTGACCTCGACCTCGGCAGCTTCCAGCCGTCGGTCGTTCTCGGCGCGCATCGTGCGGTGCTCCTCCTCGGTCAGGCCGACGAGGTTCGAGCCTGTCGCCTCCGCCGGTGCCGGGTGATGGGTCTCTGCCTTCTCCGACTTCGGCTCGGCCTTCGCCTTGATCCGCGTCTTCCCGAAGTGCTCAGCAGCCTTGTCGAGATGCTTCACGAACACATCGTCGGTCGAGGACTCCAGCTTGTTCAGGGCGGCCGCGACGGCGTCGTGGTTCGGCTTCATCAGCCGCGACCCCTTCTTCAGCATCGCGGAGATCCCGACTTCAGCCGCGTTCAACGATGTCCAGCCACCGATCCGCTTCGCCTCGCTCTCATAGACGGCCATCCGTGCGAGGTCGGCGATGCTCGCGCCGCGCTCCATCTGTGCGAGTGCCCGGGCGTGGAGACGCTGCATCGCGAAGTCGTGCGTCGAACCCTTCTTCTTCTGCGGAGCACGCAAGTCGATCCCGAGCAGCCTCCGCAGATCCCGACGGGCCGCGTGGGCGGCGTTCGTGTCTGAGGGCGAGAATGACATCGTCACCGGCGGGGTCGTTTTCGTCCGCCAGTGGCCGTTCCGTAGCTGTTCAACCTCGACGCCGTGGGCCTTCAGCTTGCGGATGATCTCGTTGATCTCTTTCTTCGCGTTGTCGCTCATGCCGGTTCGTCTTCCTGGTAGCCGGTGCGGATCGCCGCCCGCGCAGCCTGCGTCGAAAGCAGGGCTGGGTTGGGCTCGATGCCGACGCGCGGCAGGTCGAGCCTGTCTGCGTCCCAGCAGCACCCGACCGTCGGGTCGATGGTCAGCAACCCCTGGTCGTGGTGCTCGCACGCATAGCGCACCATCGCCAACTGGGGGAGGCTCAGCCCGAGATCGAGGCGGTTCGCGAGTTCAGCCGCGCGCCGTCCGTGCTCCGGATCCACGTACTCGTTATGGCGCTGCGAATCGTGCAGGGCCGCGAACGCAACGATCACGTGCCAGTCGGCCCCCTGCGTCAAGGCGGCCAGGTATTCGCCGTTCTGGGCAACGCGTCGCCAATGCTCGGGGCCGTGATCTTCTGACGCGACGGAGGTCGTCGCGTGCGGCAACACCCGCGCCAGCATGGCGTCGAACGTCCACGTCATGACGCCTCCAGCGTCGCGATCAGCTTCACGTTCTTCACGCGGTCGGTCACGATCTCGTACTCGCCCCGGTCGTCGAAGAATCCGAGCACGTCGTCCGAGTCGCAGACGGCCTGCCAGATCGACGCCGGGCCAGGGCCGCTCATCCCGAGGATAAGCTGGCCGCGCACGCTCCCCGCCATCCGGGCGAAGAACTCGGCTGTCTCACGGGCGAGGCTCCAGGAGCCCGCGTCCGGCTTTTCGCCGAGGTTTCCCCTGTAGACCTTGAACAGGCCGTCGGGCGGCCGCTGGCGTCGTCCTGCGTCGTCTGAGGGCACGATCACGGGTGCCGCCTTGCGGAGCGCCGACATCATCCCCCGGCGAAGCTCGGGATCTCCCGACCATGCCTCAGTCGTGGACCACCAGTCCGCGAGGAGGGCGCGGAGGCTGTCGCCTTCGAGTGTCGCGCACGCCTGCACCAGGATCGGTGCGCGGTTCTGCGAATCGCAAAGCTGGAGCGCCTTGTTCCAGTCGCCATCGGCGATGTGGGCATCCAGGATGCGCTTGCCTTCCTCGCGCTGGCGCAGGAGTCCTTCCCACGTCGCGCGCTGGCTGCTGGGCATCGCCGCCAGCGCCTCGGGCGTTACGAGATCTTCGATGGGCGGGAACATGCTCACCTCACCATCCAGAACGCGACGGAGTGAAGCTCGCGCCGCCGCCCGTTACCCAGCGGCTCGTTCGCCCGCTTCAGCGCCTTGCCGAAGCCGGAGTTGATGTTGCGCGCCTGGACGGCGACGATCTCCTCGAAGCCGTCCGCGTACTCGATCTTCACGCTGCCACCTTCTCGATCAAGCGTCTCCGCTCGTGAACCTCGGCAAGGCAAAGTCCCTTGCCTCCCACGTGCTTTGGGCCAGCGAAGATCTGCCGCAACCGGCAGTCGTCGCGCTTCGCGCATCGTCCGCGCCCGTTGGTCTGCTCGCGCTTGCCGAGCGTCCGTCCGCAGTGCGAGCACGCAGGCTTCAGCCTCGCGAGCCCCAACTGGTAGGCCGCCACCCTCTCGGGGTCGGCCCCTTCGGCGGGCGTGAAGACCGGCGCGTTCGCGACCGTCTGGATTCCGTCTGTATGGATCATCGTCACACCTCTCTTCCGGAGTGTTCGAGCACGAACTCGACCGAGCCCTTCGATCCAGGCTCAACCTCAGTCCTGCTCGGGACGTAGTTGCCGTAGTAGTCGCGGTGTCCCTCGGGGCCGAGCGCGATCACGCCGTCCTCGATCATCGACATCGCGGTGCGACCGACGTGTCCTTCGAGCCTCCATGCCTGCCCGGTATCGACAAGCGCCTGGTAGGTCTCGATGACCTCGTCCTCGGTCGCGTCCTCGCGCCATAGGGCGTCGTAGTTCATTGGGTCTCCTCTCTTCTCACTCACACCGGGGACGATAGCAGCCCACTACGGCCGTAGTCAAGCCCGATCCTGAAATAGGCGTCAAGTCGGTTTTACATTGGCTCACACAAAGGGATTGCGGGACGCGTTGTTTCGCAAATAGGCAACTTCTGTCCGGAGGGCCGCCAAGCCGTTGTGCTACGATGGTAGGGCAATCGTGAGAGAGGACAAGTTGAACAGCAAGAGGAAAGGCGACTTCACCGTCAGCGGCCCCGGCATCGACCGGCCCGCCGAGGGCGAAGGGCCGGGGCTCAGCGCCGCGACCACGTTCGCCAACAACGCAACCCGCGCCGGGCGCGACGAGACCTTCTACGTCCGGTGTCCCAACGGCAACGTCGTCGGTCGCGCGGAAGCGGACGGCCAGGGCGGAGTCTCGATCTACGGAAGGAGCGGAGCATGATCCGCCACTGGCACGTCGTCCTCGACTCGGGCGACCGGCTCGACATCGGGCCGTGGAAGGCGGCGATGCAGTGGGGCGGCAACGTCGAAGCGCCCGACCGCGACGCCGCCCTCGCGGCCGCTCGCGAGAAGTGCCGCGCCACGATGGGCGACTCATACGCGGACGGTCGTGTCAGCGAGATCGAGGAGCTTCACCTCTGGAAGGTGACCGTGCGCGGCAAGCGCGATAAGCGCCGCCGCGAGGCGTTCACTGTCCGGGCCGTGAACGAGCACGCTGCGATCCGCACGGCGTTCTACCTCCCAGCGGTCACGACGTTCGCCGGGTATCGGTCGAAGCGGAACGACCCGGTCGTGAAGGCCGAGCGAGTTTGACAACACTACGGTCGTAGTGGTAGAGTCCCTGACATGAGAGAGAAGAGAGATATCTACCAGGAGGTCACCGACCGGATCATCGCGTCGCTGGAGAAGGGCACCGTGCCCTGGCACCAGCCGTGGAAGAACCTCGGTGCCGACAGCCGTCCGCGCAACGTGCGGAGCGGCAAGCCCTACCGTGGAATCAATGTCTTCCTGCTCGGCCTGGCCGCGCTCGAAGGCGGCTACAGCGACCCGCGCTGGGGCACGTACAAGGCGATCACGGAGAAGGGTGGCCAGATCCGCAAGGGCGAGAAGGGCACCCACGTCATCCTCTGGAAGCGGATCCCGAAGCGGGACGCCGAGCCCGACGAGAACGGCCGTGTGCCGCAGGTCATGTTTCTCCGCGACTACACCGTCTTCAACGTCGAGCAGGCCGACGGCATCGAGCCGCTGCCGACTGTTGAGCTTCCCGAGCACGAGCGGATCGGGCAGGCGCAGGCCCTCGTCGAGGACTACCTCGACGGTCGCGGCCCGGCCTACTCGTTCGGTGGCGACCAGGCGTACTACGCGCCCTCGCTCGACTCCGTCCGGATCCCGCTGCTGGGCCAGTTCGAAAATGCGCCGTTCTACTACAAGACGCTGTTCCACGAGCTTGCTCACTCGACCGGGCACCCGTCGCGGCTGAAGCGGTACGTCGCCGGTGGGTTCGCGATCGAGCCGTACGCGAAGGAAGAACTCGTCGCCGAGATGACGGCCGCGATGCTTTGCGGCCTCTCGGGGATCGAGGACGAGACGCACGAGAACTCGGCCTCGTACATCGCCAACTGGCTGAGCGCGCTGAAGGACGACAAAAAGCTCGTCGTCCAGGCTGCCGCTCAGGCGCAGAAGGCGGCCGACCTGGTTGTCGGCGCGACGTTCGAGGATGAAGAGACCAGCGCGGCGGGGGACGCCGCCGCGCTGGCAGTCCCCGAGGCGGTGGCGGCATGAAGGGCACCTTCAACATTCGCGGCCTAACGCTCCGCAACCAGAGCCAGTGCCGCTACATCGCCGTAGCCTGCCGCCCCGATGATTTCGACGGACGCCGCTGGGACGGCGCGACTAACAGCTACGTCCCGCAGACGTACTACGCGTTCGGGCCGGAGACGATCAAGCGCAGCGACACGCTTGGGACTGCCGAGGCGGCCGCCAACCGGTACGGGTTCGTGCCGGGCGGCTGGGTCACCGTCTTCGACACGGCGACCGGCGAGGAGGTGCCGTCGTGAAGCGTGCGGACATCAAGGTCGGAGAGACCTACGGCGTCCGGCTGAAGCCGAGCAAGCACTCGCACGTCGTCCCGGCGAAAGTCGTCGCCGTCGATGTGGAGGCCAGTTGGCCGGAGTACCGGCACTGGGCTGGCACTCGCGAGACCGTTACGAAGGGTGGCTGCATCCTCGTCGAGTTCACCGAGCCGACCCGCGTTGGCTTCGGCGAGTTCAACCTCGTAGCCGACACGAACAAGCACGCAGGCGACATCGCGAAGACGTACGCCTTCCACGAGAGCCGCAACGGCAAGGGCCAGGTCGGCAAGCTGTTCGTCGGCCTCTGGGATGACATCCAGGCTGAGCGGCGCTCTGCTGAGGAGCACGAACGGCAGCAGCACGCCGACGCGAACGCTCAGGCAGACGAGTTCGAGCCGAAGCTCGCCGCGTACCTGTCCCGGCTCGGGGCGCTCGGAATCGACGCGATCATCCACAACGACTACTCCGGCATCCACGGCGATGTAGACCGCTCGATCAGCACGGCGTACGTGAGCAGCGGCAGCTACCGGCGTCGGCCGACCGGATTCTCGTACGGCGACGTGCGCGTCGATCCTGACGTGTTCGAGTGGCTGCTCCAGCAGGCCGAAGCGACCGGTGCGAAATGGGAGGCGAAGTCGTGAGGGTGCGCGTCGCCTACACGACCACGGTCGGTGACGACTACCGCCGGGCGATCAACCTCCACTACGGCAAGCCCGGCCTCGCGACGCGCGCCGAGGTGAAGCGCTGGCTTCACGACCACGGGTCGGCCGAGGACGACACCCTCATGTACGACCTCGACCAGGCCGAGCAGCGGGGCGAGGCATGACCGGCTACGTCCCGAAGGTCGGCGACACCGTGGAGGCGTGGCACCCGCGCATGTTCGGCGTCATCAAGACCGGCACGGTGGACTCCGTCGGGACGAAGTGGGTCTGGATCGACTTCGGCGAACTCGGCGGCGGCTTGTTCCGCGTCCCGCGTTCGCACGTCCTCGACCGGGTGACGACGTGAGCGGATGGCGTGACGCGTTCGACGCGCAGATGGGCCTCTGGCGGTGGCTCCGCAGCCCCATCGGGCGCGGCTCGATGGAGTTGCGGATGCAGGACTTCATGCGCGGCATGAACGACCAGTCGCGCGACCTCACGATCCGCCTCGCCTCGGTCGAAGAGGTGAAGCTCGAAGGGGCCGACCCGATCTTCGTGTCCGGCGAGATGTGCGACCTGATCGACTACGCCACCGACCCCGGTCTGGCCGAGCCGTTCCTGCCGGAACCGTTGTACGTCACCGACCTGCCGACCATGTCCGGGTTCCTCCTCTACGAGAAGCCGTTTGACGTGCTCGACCGGTTCGACACGCCCATCGAGATCGCCGGGTTCTCGTGGACGCCCCTCTTCGGCCACGACCCGGACGACCCGCCGCCGAAGCTGACCGACGAGGCCAGCCTCCGCGACTGGCTCGACAACGAAGGCGCGGACGGCCGGAGCCACGGGATCGCGCTCACGATCTACGTCGTCGGTGACCCGGAGTCGTACCGCACAAGAGGACTGGTCTCCCCACCGGTCGAGATCACCCACTTCACCCCCTGGTACTTCGGGATGACGTTCGACGGAAACGAGTTCGACACCGAGGGTAAGCCGACCGGCGCAGGCTGGTGGTGGCGGATCCTCCAGGTCACGTTCCGGCTGATGCAGCAGCAGATCGCCGTCCAGCAGCGCCAGTACGGGCCACGGCCGCAGCGGCGGCAGGCGAAACGGCTCGGCTTCACCGACCGCGAGGTCCTGGTCGTCCGGCTGCGCCGGGAGCGGTCGAAGCCGACCGAGGACGAGCACGGCCCGGCGAACTACAGCCACCGGTTCATCGTGTCCGGCCACTGGCGTAACCAGTGGTACCCGGCGTCGAACGTCCACCGCCAGATCTGGATTAGTCCCTATGTGAAGGGCGACGAGTCTCTGCCGCTCGTCGTGAAACCGCGCCGCGCGTTCGTGCTCAACCGATGAGCTACCGGGAACGCATCGAGCGGACCGAGAAGGTCGAGCGCGGCCTCCGCACCGCCGCCACGTGGGCGCGCAAGGGCGGCTGGTTCGCCATCGACGACACCGCCTCCGACTGGGAAGTCGAGCGCTTCCTCAGTAGCGTCCTCGACGCCGTCGAGATGGTCGTCAACCAGCGACCACCGAAGGCGTACTACCACTCCGACGGCGGAACGATGCTCGGCTTCGACCTCGGACCGCCTGGCGACCACCAGAACCCCGACTTCGAGATGCTGCTCGCGAGCGCGGAGAAGATCGTTGGGATGCTGCGCGCTGAGCAGGACAAGGGGAAGCGTGGCGCTCGCGATGGCAAGCTGCGCGCCCTGATCGACCACCCGGGCACGGGTGAGCATGAGCGCGCGAGCGCCGTCCAGATGCTCAACAAACTGAAGGCTGCTGCCGATAGGGACTCACCGTGACGACGTACATCAATGACCGCGAGGCGGCCGCGCTCCGCGAGGATTCGCTCAGCTACACCGGCGACCTCGCCATCAAGCGACTCGGTGAACGCGGCCGCGTCTACGGCCCCGTCCGCACCCGGCTCCGCTTCACCGGCCGCCGCCCGCGCTGCCGCGCCTGCGGCCAGTTCATCGAGAACCGCACGCTCGTGATCCAGTTCCGCTGGAAGGACAGGCCGTACCAGGGCATCGCCTACATCCACCTGGAGTGCCCCGAGGTAGGGTCCGACCATGCCGCACATTGACGAGGGCCTTGCTCTGTCGCTCGCGGGCCAGGTGTCGGCCGGGCTCACCCCCGGCGAAGGCCAGTCCGACCGCATGTACGGCGCGCTCGTCGCCATCGGCCTGATGGTCCGGAACGCGTCCCGTTCCGAGGCCGTCCAGGAGACGCTTGACTTGATCGACCGCAGCGAGGTGACCGAGCACGGCGACGGCGTCACCCGCTACGAGACGCACTTCGCCTGGCCCGAGGACGCCGACACCTCCTCGTAGTAGCCTCCGGCGCATCCACTCCCGCGAAGGGAGACCCCCTGTAGAAGGAGGATCGAGATGCGCCGCAACATCGGCGGGAACAGCCAAGACCGCAGGCGCGCACGCCGCGCAGCCAGCCGCCGCCTCGCAACCAACACGCTCAGCCTCGCAGACATCCGCGACATCCACGACCTCGTCTTCAGCGTCGTAGCCGCAGCGTCCGGCTCGACCGGCCTGCCGCTGTCAGATCGCGGCGTTGCGTGGGACTCGGGCGCGGCCGACAAGGCCGTGCGCGCGTGGGCCGGAGCCGACGATGCGCCGAACGCGAAGTACGGGCGGGCGTTCTTCGTCAAGGACGGGGATGGCTCAAACTTCAGCGATTTCCACCTGCCGTTCGCGACCGTCATCGACGGGAAGCTCACCGCTGTCTGGCGCGGCGTCACCGCCGCAGCGGCAGCGCTTCAGGGGGCGCGTGGTGCGAGCGTCGAGGGCGGCGACGCGGCCAAGCCGAAGATCGCGGCGTACTATGCTGCCGCCAGGAAGAAGTATGGCGACGAGAGCATCACGGTCCCGTGGGCCGATAGTGAGTCCGCTGACGAGAGCGCAACGCGCCTGGTTGGCGGGGTTTCTGGACGGGGAGGGAACGATCACGATTCGTCGCGCGAGAGCGCAGCGGGGACCAGTGGGGGCGCGGCGAACGGTCACGGACGCGTGGACGTACTCGCTGACGGTCGTGATCGCGAACTGCGACCGGGCAGCGCTGGAGATGATCCAGGGCTGGCTCGGTCGGGGCTCGCTGATGGAGATGCGGAGAACGAATCCGAACTGGCGGCAGGCATATCGCTTGGTCTGGACGGGGCCGACGGCGAGGGAACTGCTTCGACTGATGCTGCCGTACCTGGTCGTGAAGCTGCCGCAGGCGCGTCTCGCGCTGACCATGCCAGGACGCCGGGCGCGCGGGGATCTCAGCACGACACCGACAGCGCTGACGGAACAGGAGCAGATCTGGCAGGAGATGAAAGCGCTGAATCGGAAGGGCTCCAGGTAGCCGCTTATCGTTTGGCCTACGCCGAGATCGGGTCGGAGAACCCCCCGGCGCTCGCCGAGCGCTACCACTACTGGAAGACGACGCTAGGCCCGGGCGCGGCAGAACTTGACCCCGATTGGGCGCTCGTCATCCAGGGCGAGATCGCCGAAATCATCTCGGTCGAACTCGGCGGCGAGCCGTCGCAGGGCACGAAGAAGGACAAGCGGCTGAAGAAGAACAAGGGTGGCAGTGGTGACGGGAACGACGGCGGTACCCCCTCGAACGACCAGCCCGACGACAACGACATGGCGGCGCAGCCGGAACTCGCGGCGCTCGACGCCGTCGATGACTTCGCCGCCAGCGTGCAGTGCGCGTGCGGCCACGCCTTCTCGGAGCATTCCGGCGCGGGTGGCACCTGCGACCACGAAGACGGTCGCGGCACCTGCCGCTGCGGCGAGTTCGCCTACCCGGAGTCCGAGGTGACCGCGCTCGCCGACGTGATCGTCGCCACACGGCCAGATCTCGCCGGGTTCGAGGCGGAGATCGGCCAGATCGCGCGCCGCGCGCTACTCGCGCTCAGCGCGGCCGCCGGGGATGTCGTCTGGGGGCCGGAAGAGGGTCTTATGGATCTCCTCTGCGACATCAACGCGCTGCTGCACCCGAACGAGAGCGACACGTCCTACTGGCCCGCCGCCGTCGATGTGAGCGTCGGACTCGACAAGGTCCTGATCTGCGACGAGCGCGACTACTACGTCGCTGGTCTGACGGTTGGCGGCGACGGCGACCCCGTGCTCGCCGACCGCGCTGACTGGGTCGAGGTCGAGGACGCCGGATACGTCGAAACGAAGATGGAGCGCCAGTCGAAGCTGAAGTTCTCGCTGACCGACCTCACGCTGACCGCCGATGCCGCCGAGGCGGCGATCCCGGAGGTCTCCGAGGTCATCCCGGAGCGCTCCGACGAGATCACGCCGCCCGCGAATCCGGCTGGCCACGAGTGGACTGCGACCTTCGTGCCGGAGGGCGTCCTGACCGAGGACGGCCGCGCGTTCGCGCCGGGCTCGATCATCCTCCCCCCGGACGAGCAGGCGCGCCAGCTTCCGCTGACGCTGATGGGTCTGATCGAGACGAGCGCCGAGGGCGGCCACGACCGCGCGAAGGTCGCAGGCCGGATCGACGCGATGTGGCGCGACGACGGCAAGATCAAGGCATCCGGCGTCTTCAGCGACGACGAGTGGGGCCAGAAGATCGAGGCCCTGGTCGGTGAGAAGTCCCTCACCGGCCTGTCGGTGGACATCGCACCGCTCGACTGGGAGCACGTCTCGAAGGCCGACTGGTTCAACGAAGACGGCGAGTGGATCGCGGTGCAGGGCGAAGACGGCGTGTGGTCGGGTGCGTCTGGTGAAGACGCCCCGCCCGAGGAGGACCTGATGGACGCCTTCTTCAACGGCGATCTCGTCCTCGCGATCAACCGTGCGGTGATCGGGATGGCGACTGTCTGCCCGTTCCCTGCGTTCGGACAGGCCAGCATCGACCTCGTCGCTGCGGGGGGTGGCTGGGTACCGCATCGCTACACCGGCCCGGCCGAGTTCGAGATCGACTGCGGCTGCGCCGAGACATTGGTCGAGCCGTACTACAAGCTCCAGCCGATCCCGCTGATCGTCGAGGAGCCCTCCCTCACCGCTGCCGCCGCCGGGCTCGCGCCGGTCTCGCCGCCCGCCGACTGGTTCGCGAATCCCGAGTTCGACGAGGTGACGCCGCTCACGATCACCGACGGCGGCCAGATCTTCGGGCACGCCTGGCAGTGGGACACGTGCCACCTCTCGTTCGAGCAGTGCGTCACCGCGCCCCACTCGAACACGAACTACGCCTACTACCTGCTCGGCGAGATCGAGTGCGACGAGGGCGAGCACCTGGCCGTCGGCAAGATCACGCTCGACTCCGCGCACGCCGGGACGCGCCTCTCGCGCCAGGACGCGACGAGCCACTACGACAACACCGGCACCGTCGCCGCCCACGTCTCGTTCGGAGAGGACGAGCACGGCGGCTGGTTCGCCGGGGCGATCAACCCGGAGTTGTCCGAGGAGAAGCTGCGGATCCTGCGCGGCTCGACCGTCTCGGGCGACTGGCGCGGAGTGGACGGCAACCTCGAACTCGTCGCCCTGCTCAGCGTCAACGTGCCGGGTTTCCCGGTGCCGCGCTCGCTGCGCGCGTCATTCGAGCAGGTCGATGACGAGCCCGTCGCGGTCGCGCTCGTCGCTGCCGGGATCGTCGCGCCGACCGTCGAGGACGAGATCCGCAGCCTCGTCAACGAGGTCACCGAGGCGTAGACATGCGTGCTCGGGCCAGACTCCGCTTCGCGCGGACAGAATCCCCGCCCGATCCGGAGACAACGGGGGCCGCGTCGCCGGACTCATCGGGCGGGGACACCACTGCCGAACTCCGGCGCGTCGCCGAGGAGCACGCGCCGGACGGCGGCTACGGGGAGACGGCCTACAACGCCGCCGACGGCACCGTCTACTGGGTGCCCGCCGACTGGTCCTCGAACGACGAGGTCGCCGCCGCGCACGCCGCGTTCATGGAGATCGACGGCGTCAACGGCGTCGTAGGAGACGCTGAGAGCTACTTGCCGACCGGCGAAGGCTGGGAGCAGGTCTGGCCCATCCCCGGGTCAGAGGCGGCCTATGAGCGCGTCCTGGCGCTCGCGATGCGGCCGCTCGACGTGCGGCCGGTCGAGGAGCCGCTGGTCGCCGGGGGGGACGGGCGGATCAGGTTCGCCGAGCGGGCGCTCGACAGCATCGACGCCGCAGTGAGACTGGCGGCCCCCGATGCAAGCGCCTGAAGCCGTCCAGAAGCACCCGAACGCGACGTTCGTGCTCAGCACGACGCCGATCACGACGCTCCTCGTCTGGGGCCTCCTCCAGGCCGGGCTGGTTCTTCCGCAGGCGGTCGCCGCAGCCGTCGGCACCCTGATCCCTGGCTTCCTGCTCATCTTCCGCTCCGCCATCACGAACTCGGCTGACGCCGTCTGGGCGCTCGGGTTCGCTGGCTGCTGCCGCCGCCTCTGGAAAGGAGCGCCGCCGTCATGAGTCTCCTCGACCGTTTCGCAAGGGCGTTTCGCACGACCGATCTCGGCGCGTCGGAGCCGCCCGGACTTGCTCAGCAGGACGACGGCACCGTCATCTACATCAAGCCGGACGGGTCGCGGGTCGAGGTCGGGGGCGGCGGTTCGACGCCTGACGGGTCGGTGCTTCCGAACGCAACGCCGACCGGCGCGACGCTCGACACGACGAGCTACGACGACCCGGCCAATCCCGGAACGAAACTCGCAACGCTTGTGCTACCAACCAACGCACCGATCCTGGCCGTCGCCATAGAGGGCGACGCTTTCCCGCGCTGGGTCATGTACGCCGATGCGACTCTCGGCCTTTTCATGGGGGACGGATCTTACGATCCATTCAACGCAGGGGAGAACGCACTTGCGGCTGGCCTACTTCTCGGAGACAGCCTGATCGTCGGGAAGCGGCCAGGAACAACCCTGGGATTCGGAACCTCCGACCCAGGCGGGAAACGACCCGGTTACTCCGACATAGACGGCGGCTTGCAGATCAACACCCCCGCCGGAAACAACGGCGCGATGCTGGCCTCGGGTCATGGCGCACCCGCAATCGGTGGTGAAATCGGCGACATTTTCATCCGTACCGACCCGGGCGGCGCGAGCGAGACGATCTACCGCTGCACGGTCGCCGGGACGGCTGGAAACGCTACATGGACCGGGATTTTGTAGGGCACCGAATCGAGCTTCGGTGACCGTACAAGTCCTGATCCAAGCGCACCCTGCGCGGGCCGAACTCGCGGAGAGTCTGCTCGACTGTCTCGGCGCTGGCGAGATCATCTACGACCCCGACCCGGACGCCCCACCGTCGCCGTGGCGCACCTACGAAGCGTGCCTCCGGCGCGGCCTCCAACTCGGCACCGACTCGATCCTCGTCATCCAGGAGGACGTGCTCATCTGCGGCCGCTTCCTTGAAGGCGTCGAACTCGCGCTGGCCGCCCGGCCGGACAACCCGGTCGCGTTCTTCGTTCCCGGCAAGCTCCCTGCGTACATCAACGCGATCTACTGCGTCCGACGCGACGGCGGCGTCTGGGCGGAGCTACCGACGGGGTCGTGGTGTCCGGTCGTGGCGACAGCCTGGCCGCGAGCGCTCGCCGAGGGCCTGCTCGCATGGGCGGCGACGAACCGGCCGCCCGCCTGGCGCGCCGACGACGAGATCGCCGGGCGCTTCCTCTACTACGCGAACACGCCGGTCATGGCGACCGTGCCGTCACTGGTCGAGCACCCCGACACGGAACCGTCCGTGATGAACGGCCACAAACGCGTCGGCGACGGCCGCGATCCAGGCCGCCGGGCGTATTACTTCATCGGTGACGAGTCCGAGTTCGAGTGTGACGCGACCCGGATCGACTGGGCCAGGTAGTCTCACTCGGCGAGAGAGGAGATCTATGAAGGGATTTTGGCGTCAACTTGTCGAGCACAACGGGCCGTTCGTGGCCCGGCTGCTCCGGCAGTTGGCACATCAGGTGGAGTTGGCTGCTCCAGGCCCGCCACACCTCGCTTACGTTCTCTGGAGCCATACAGAAGGAGTCAGCATGTCGGACCTTCAGGTCCTCGACACCGCCGGGACGCTCA